TGGTCAGTGTAGCCGGCAGAGATACCGTTTTCGCATTGGCACAATGATAAAACAAACGGTCACCCAGACCAGTAATGCCATTGCTGAGTACAATTTCTTTGATCTGGTCATTTTGATAGAACACAGAATCATGAGAAGTATAGTCGTATGTTGCACCCGTTCCACGCAACAGCAGTTTGCCGTTGTCGTAGAGAACATAGTAGATGTTTTCACCGCACTGTCCAGTTGCTACAATTTCGCCTGCTGTCAAATCATCTACCTTGGTTTGCAATTCCGAAATCTGACTGTTCATCGCATCCAGCCGCTTTTGCAGTTCTTCCAGTGTGGCATTTGTCTTTGCCATTTCGGCAAGCATCTCCGTCACTCTGCACTTGCCAAGGATGCACTTGCAGTAACCGCATTTGCTCTCATCTGCACGGCAGTCTGTCAGATCGGAATCCAGAATACTTGTCGTTCCGGCACGCAGTCTTACAACTGCTAAAGTCAGATAAGTCGTCACATTGTTGTTGGTAAAGGCGGGAATGTTTGGACTGGTGGCTGCTGTACCCGCCAGAACACGAATCCCACAGGTACGAGTAGAACGATCACAATAGATCCCGATTGCTACATAACGATTCAGAGATTCATCTACATAAGAAGAAAGGTCGATGGTATGCAGGGTATCACTGATAAAATAATGTCCATCGATCCACGCCTTGCCTGTGCCGAATGTAACGGACAAATTTTTGACTGTTGGTGCAAAACACTGCCGGTAAGTATCCAGAATCCCATTGCAAATTAAACTGGACAAATATGCCGTGAAATCTTCTGCGGTATATACCCGGTCAAGGTTTTGTGCGTTAAAAAATCCATAAGAAAAAGACATATGAATATCACTCCGTTTCTTTGAAAGTCGGTGTCAGACTTCTGCCGTTCTGGTCGAAACTCTCCACCATGCCAATTAGCTGAATTCGAGGCTGAATCAAGCCAAATCTTCTCTGCTCCACAGTTACATAGTCGCCCACAAAGTAATCCTTGTTGTACTGAAACTGGGTAGAAAAAGCAGCGATGGCGGATTCCGATGCCGTTTTTGGCTGCACCAGATGTTCTGCACCGCTGCTTTTCAAAATTTCCAGATATTCCGCATCGGTCACATCCTCTTCCTGTGCCGTGTTTCGCTCATCTACATACACCTCGTAGCGGTCAAGATAGGTCGGCTCTGTACCAGAACAGAATGTCGTGCGTTTTCTGGCATTGCCCTCGCCGCAGCCCAGCACATAGGCGAAGTTTTTCTGCACCGCATCGTCCGCCGCATAGGAGAACGACAGTAGGTTGTTGTACGCATCGGAGAACACGATATGAGGATTGTCGTCTTGCAACAGACTGCGGTCTGTTCCGGAAAACAAGTCGCATTTCAGTTTATTTCCATCCAGCCGCACATTTGCCGAACCGCCGATGATCTCGCATAGACCGTACAGCCATTCTAAGATGTTGTCATAGCTGACCTGCATTCGTGCGGTTTTCTGCCAGCAGTCACCGGAAACCGTACCCATGGAAAAACCGGGCAGATTGCGGATTCCGGCGGAGATGACATTGCGGGACAGCACCTTGCGGACAATGTCCTCGTAGCTGCCGTTTGCGGTGATGGTGGGATAGATGATTCTTCGTTCCAGCAGGCAGGCAAGAAACCGTCCGGTGACAGTCAGATAATCGCCCTTTTCAGCATCCGTCTCCAATTGCAGGGACTCAATGATGCCGAAGTGCTGTGCATCATCGCTCCTTGCCACAATTCTGCCACGCTGAAAGATGGATACATTCTGCGGACTGGCAGCGATATACACCTCAAAACAGCCGCATTGGTAGAATTCAATATCCCACAGGAGAGAAGAATAGCTGTCACAGATTGCTTCCAGTGACACAGAAATCTGATCTTTCAAAGCTATCAAGCTGTAAATTTCCAACTGCATTTCTCACACTCCCAGATAAGAATTGCGGTGCATCAAAGTTACACGCAGCTTTTTCACACCACGAACTGCCTCGACCCGAAAAGTATTTGTGCCTTCCTTCAAGGTCAGCCAAGTGGAACCGGAAACCAGCCGGTTCAGGATGTTGCTGTCCACACCATTGCGTGTCAGCGTAACGGTCTTGTTTCCGGTTTTCGTGGTAACCGTAATGACATCGCCGGTCAGAATATCGCCTTTGATTTGCAGATATTCGCCCTTTTCATTGTAGATGGTCGGTGTCACTGCCATCACTTCCTGCGGAATGTCGCTGGGCAGTGCCTCGATTCGCAGTGTGAATCCGGTTTCATCCCCGTCATTGGTGATAGAGAACAGGTTGCTGTTGGAATACACGCCCAAAGGAAACGGGTCATCACTTTCTGGAAAAGGAAAGTGAAATGCTCCGGTGATGCCGCTGTAATAGGCATAGAAAATATCCCGACTGTACCAGTAAATGTCCGGACAGAGAATGGAGATCTGTCCGCTGATCTGCTGCTCAAAATGCTCTACCTCGCAAGTTTCTACATACCCCTCGGCATAGACATCGATGTTTACTGTCTTGTACCAGATTTTGATGTATCGGGACGGTTTGACCACATGATACAGCTGATGCCGCCGTTTCTCGATGCCAATGCCACGCATGGCAAAAGAAACGACCACGTTTCGCTTTTCGATGAAAGCGTTGTTCAGGTAGCTGCCGTTCATGCCTGCGTAAGAAGAAGTGGAAATCGTTCCGGCAGGCGGATTCAGACCTTCGATTTTGGAGGTCATGTATTGGTTGGCGGTGGTGGATAGGTTCACTTGTTCGCCGGATTCATTTTCGAGGATAAGGGTGAAATACATGGGATACCTCCTTGACTTTTTTGAACGAGGTGTGGTATAATAATATAAGTTGGGTTACAAATAATTATAATTGAATAGAGGTGTCCTATGGAAGCAAACAATTTTTTTGATACGGTTAAGCCAGATATGTTTAACTTTGATGATGAAAAAAACATTTTAAACTTGATGCTAATGTACCTTAACAACTATATGCATGATGTTCATTTATTTAAAGGAAACTCTTTCGAAAGAAAAATCTTGAGATTTATTCGAAATGTTAATTCTTTCACTGAAAACAATGGACATAATTGTTTACCCCCTGATTATTATTCTGACAATTTTAGTTGTATGTTTGATGTGCTTCGCATTAATGATGCCGAGGTAAAAAAAGGATATAATCCGATTATTGCTCAGGAGCAGAAAACTAGAAAAAAATTTGAAAAAGAAGAATTGCTTAATTCTAGATATTTCCAAGTTGTATTTGAAGCAGCTACTTCTGGTGATATAAATGAACATTCATTTCCACAATATAAAAGGCAATCTAAGCGTGTAATCCAAGAGCATATAGATAAAATTCCTTTGTGGACAAATGCACATCCTAAAATACAATATAAGGGGTTATTAATATTAGACGAATCAGGATTATGTTTTGAAGGAATCAAAGCACATGTAAAAGATGACTACTTTTCTTTTTCATTCAACCGTGATCGTGGATTAATTGTTCACGAAACATGGAATGATGCAGAATTCATTCAACCCATATATGCATCAAAATTGGATTTTGTTATCTGGTTTAATCCATATAAAAATAATAATGAAATCCTCTACAAATACAATATGTTAAACAATAGAAAGTACAGTTTGAAATATCCTGCATTGATGATTGTAGACACACGTTTTCATAGAACAGAGTTTAAACAGTATAATTATAACAAACTTATTATGGCAACATAATAAGTTTGTTACGAATAAATACATGTTTGTTTATTATATAGGGTAAGTGTAAATATTTTCTGTACCATATATTTACACATTTAACGCATTCCGTGTCAACCGATAAATCTCCAACCGTGACAGTGCCTTTGGCGATTGATTCGTCTGATTCACCGTTTTTCGGTTGTCCGTGTTGTAATAATTGTTCACCGTGCCGCCGGAACTGTCGGGCAGCATTGCTCCGGAAATCCCATGCAAGCTGTAATTCAGATCAGAATCCATAGTCAGCTGCATGGCTTTCGCCACACCGCCCACTGCTTTCTCCACATACTTCTTGCTTTTGTCGATGCCGTTTGCCAGCCCTTTCATAAAATCCGGCATCCAGCTCTCGTAGTCTGTCAGCGGTCCTTTGTCCGGAACCGAGAAGTGCAGGAAATCTCGAATGGTATCGGCAACATTGGTGACGCAGTCCGCCAGCCAGCCGATGGCACTCTGAATGCCGTCAATGATTCCCTGAATGATATCCCGTCCCCAGTTCCAGGCATCGGACGCCAATCCTTTGATATAACCCACAGCGGCATCAAACCCATTCTGAATGGTGGACTTGATGCCGCTGATTTTGTCGGAAACCGCAGAACGAATGTTGTCCCAGATGCTGGACACCGTAGAAGAAATATTCTGCATCACGTTGGAAATGGTGCTCTTGATGCTGTTCCAGACAGAAGATACCACCGACCGAATGGCGTTCAGAACATTGGAAACCGCAGAACTGATCTGATTCCAGATAGACGATACCACAGAAAAAATGGCATTCATCACACTGGAAATCGTGCCGGAGATGCTGTTCCAGATGGAAGAAACCACATTCCAAATCGCTGACAAAACTGACGAAATGAAACCAGATACAGCATTCCAAACCGTAGTCACCACATCTTGAATCGCTGTCAAGACCGTGGAAATTGTAGTAGAAATGGCATTCCAGATGGTTTCAAAGGTCGTTTGGATGCCCTCTAAAATCGGTGTTAAAAACGCCACGATCGCATTCCAAATGGCACTGATCTTCTCCGAGATCCAGTCCATCACTCTGCCCACAATGATTTGAATGGCTTCAAAAATCGTCTGAAACAGATAGCCAAATGCCGTGATCAGCGGTTCTAAGGTGGTGTAAATGGCATTCCAAACGGTCGTAATGACGTTATAAATTGCCTGAAAGACCGTAGAAACTACATTGTAAATGGCATTGAAAATTGTGCTGAAAAAGTTGTAGATTGCCGTAAAAATGGTGGTGAAGAAATCCCGAATCGCCGTAAATACAGTTGTTGCCACCGTCTGAATGGCAGTGACAATGGCGGTGAAGGTATTGGAAATGGACGTCCAGGTGTTGACGAAAAAGTCCCGGATTCCGGTAACGATTCCCGTGAAGAAGGAAGCGATGCTGTTCCATGTGTCCACAAAAAATGTCTTGATAGAAGTCCAGACTTCGTTCCAGCTTGTTCCGAACCACCCCAGCACCACATCTGCAATGCCTTTCAGGGTATTCATGATATTGCGGAATGTGTTGACAATGAAGTCCCAGATAGACGTAAAGATGCCCTTGATTCCATTCCAGCACTGCTCCCAGTCGCCAGTGAACAGACCGATCAGAACATCCAGCAATCCCAAAAGAATGCCGGTAAACTCCGAAAAGATGTTGGAGATGTTTTGAAAGACACCTTCAAAAATAGGAGCCAGCAGATTGCACAACCCATCCCACGCTGCTTTCAGCACATCGGTGAAACTCTCAAAGTCGAATCCCAGAGCATTTAGCCGGTCAGTGATGCCCTGTGTCAATCCGGTAAAGGTGCTTTTGATCTGTTCCCAGATGGCGATGATATTGCTTTTGAATTCGTCATTGGTTTTCCAGAGATGCACAAAGGCAGCCACCAAAGCGGCAACAGCTGCGATAATGGCGAGCAGCGGACCCAGTGACACGCCCAACGCTCCGGTAATGGCTCCGATGCCACTCTGCACAGCCGAGAAAAGGGCAGGCAGTTTGGATACTGCGGAAAAGACCGTCCCCACACTGGAGATGGTCTTTCCCAATACCACCAGCATCGGGCCCAGAGCAGCAGCCACCAGTGCAATTTTTGCAATGGTTTCTTTAGTCTGCGGATCCAATTGATTCAGCTTGTCCACCAGTTCCTGAATGCGGGAAACAATGGAGCGAATGGTGGGCATCAGAATATCGCTAAAACTGATCGCCAATTCTTCCAGCTGAGATTTCAAAATGGTCACTTGTCCGGCAAGGTTATCCTGCATGACCGCTGCCATTTTTTCGGTCGTGCCATTGTAGCCGTCTACTGTATCCGAACAGGTGTCAATGGCATTGGACAGCTTTTCAAAGTCCGCTGGGGAACCGTTGATGATCGCCAGCATACCGGACATGGCCTCTTTGCCAAACAGTGAGGCAGCCGCCTGTGCCTGTTCTGCCTCAGAAAGTCCGCCCAATTTCTGTCGGAGTTGTTCCATAAGTTCCCGTAAAGAGTACATCTTGCCAGAACTATCTGTCAGAGAAATGCCGTACTGTTCCATGGCAGATGCTACTGTATCTGTTGGCTTTGCCAGATTGGTGATGGCGGAACGCAGTGCTGTACCAGCCTGTGAGGATTTGATACCGGCGTTCGCCATCAGTCCAATGGCAATGGCAGAGTCTTCGGCGGAGTATCCCAAAGAACCCAGTACCGGAGCGGCATACTTGAAAGTTTCTCCCATCATGCTGACGTTGGTATTGGCATTGCTTGATGCAGCTGCCAGAATATCCGCAAAGTGTCCGCTGTCGGCAGCAGTTAAGCCGAAAGCGGTCAGAGCATCCGTGACAATGTCCGAAGTAGATGCCAAGTCCTCACCGGAAGCGGCGGCAAGATTCATAATGCCTTCGATACCGCTGAGCATATCGTTGGTTTTCCAGCCTGCCATCGCCATATAGTTCATGGCTTCGGCAGCTTCACTCGCTGAAAATTTTGTTTTGCTGCCCATTTCACGGGCCTTTTCCCGGAGAGCATCCATCTCTGAACCGGTCGCACCGGACACCGCTGCCACCTTTGACATGGCGGAATCGAAATCCGCACCAGTTTTCACGGCAATCGTTCCCAGAGCCGTGACACCAGCGGTGACAGGCAGCAGCTTTTGTCCCACACCGGAAATTTTGTCCCCGGCGGACTGCAGCGTTTCTCCCAGAACGCCCATCTTTTCCAAAGCGGTGTGAGAATTGTTTGCTTCTGTGGTCAGGCGTTTCAGTTCGTTTTCGGTTTCGATGATTTCACGCTGCAAAGCATCATACTGCTGCCGTGAAATCTCACCATTTGCAAGAGCCGTATTTGCCTGTTCTGCAGCGGTTTTCAGCACTTCCAACTTTTCCTTGGTGGCAGATACCGCATCCGCCAGCAACTTGTGTTTTTGAGATAGGAGTTCCGTGTTGGTGGGATCGAGCTTCAGCAGCTTCTGGACATCTTTCAGCTGCGTCTGCGTACCCTTGATGTCCTTGTTGACACCTTCCAGTGCTTTGGACAGCTTGGTGGTATCGCCGCCGATTTCTACGGTAATGCCTTTGATGCGGTTTGCCATGTAATCACCTCAGTTCTAAAAAATATCAGCTTTTTTATCAGTAAATCTATTGACATTTCTGCAAAAATGACGTATACTATAAGTGGAGGTGTAGCGTATGAATATTATTGCAGCAATTCAAAATACCATTTCTATTT